TACCTAACGAACCAAACAAATCATCAGGTACGTGAATTGTCATGTTATATTGATTTACAAAACTAGGATTTAAGCCCATGTAAGTTGTCGTGAATGGGCTATTCAAAGCCATTGGAGAACTTACTGAGCCATTAAATCCCATTATAAAATTTTGATTAGTAATTTGATTTGTTGTGATGTAAATTTGGTCATTACTTCCTGTATAGTTTCTGAACCAACGATTTAAAGCACGTTCTAAAAGAATGATTTGATAATTATATTTAATGCGCTCAATAGCTCCCATGTAATTATCATTTATCTTAACCCAGTTAGTAGTGTTTAAAGGGTTAACGCCTAGTGAACTATTAACTAAACATTCATATACTTTGTTGTCTGTGAAAACAACTCTGTCTAAACGGTTGTAAGTAGTTGAATTATCATATTGAGAATATACACTACCATCTTTGTAATCTTCAAAGACTAATGACCACAACCATTGTATCTGCGATGTTAATGTATAAAGCCATGCAAGAAATTTTGAACGTCTTAACAAAGGTGGCGTGAGTTGTTCGCTAACTTGTTCCGTATCGTATGTGTAGATTGACATTATTGCGCTATGTAAGTTATTGTATCAGTAAAAGTTTGAGAGCTTGTTGTTTCTTCCACTGCATAACCAGCGTATAGCGGATATGTAGTATAGATGTAAGCATTGTTTTGTATTAGATAAGTTCTACTTTCAAATGCAGTAGCATCGGCTCTTAATGCTAAGTTGTTAATTAATATATCAGTAACTCCCTCAACTTGTTGTATTGCGTCAACTAATGACAAAACTTTAAAATTACCATCAAAAGGAATGTTAGCCAAATAGTTATTTATTGCGGCTTCTACATTTTCCTTAATGACACTTGAATATTGACCTAGATAAGTGATGTCTGCATCAATCCAAAGTTTATCGGATGTGAAAGAATTAATTGAGTAGTAAATACCTGCTGCGCCTATTCCAACACCTGCACCTGCAATTGTGCTATCACCTGTTGATGTAACATAACTATCAAATGCAGCTAACTCAGGATTACTCAATGCTACAGGTGGCTCTGATTTAGCAACTTTTATCTCAACTGTATTTAGTGAAGTTGTTTTAATTGAACATCTTGATATAATTCTTAATGTTTCATCTATTGTCGGGTAAGTTGGAACGTAATCAACTAATGTAGTAACCTGTGGATTAGTTGATGAATATTGAAATTCAAATGCTTTCTTTTGTAGCCATTGATGTGAGCCTACAGGTGCTGAATCAATTTGAGTTTCTAAATCTGTTTTAAAGATGTCCCAAAGTGTTTCCTGTAAATACATATTAACAGCAACAATATACTTCCATAGTGTATATATCGCTGTATTCGATGGACTGTTAAGACTAGATAAGTCCGTTTGTGCTGCTTGTGCATCATCTAATCCTTGTATAATATCTGTTAATTTTCTTGCCATTATAATTCATTTGGTTTTACTAATTCAACTGGGTTTAGTACAGGCGTTAACGTTGCATCTACTAAATTTTGTATTTGATTATCGTTTCCTAAAGTTGCGTAATCCTGTATGTAATCTTGCACGTTTGGATGGTCAAAATTCTGTTCTTCATTTCTTCTTAATAGACTTCCAAATGTTCCGTATCTTTTGTTTTGCACTACTTGCCACACGTTATCGGTTATCGTTAATATACTTACGTCTTCATCTTCGTATGATTCAAATAAAATGTGCAAACGCACTATCATGTCATATTCTTGACTTGTAGCTTGTCTGCCCTTATCTCTAAAATTAGAAGGCAAAAACTCAATGCCGATAGCAGGATATAAAAACGGCTGCTCTTGGTTTTCACGTTCTAAATGATTATTCCAAAGAAAAACAGTTTTAATGCCTGTAATAGCTTGTAAATCTGGTTTTAATCCGTTATATAAAGTTAATTTAGACATTGTGCAAATTTACAAATTATTTATTGAATTGTGCTTTAATTTTCTTATCAATAAAAGCAATTATACTTCTATTTAGTTTACCTGAATAACCTATAAATTGACGTTTAGGCATTTTAAAACCTCTGCCACGACCTGACCTTTCACCATTGTTATGTACTCTTGCATAAGGTACATCAGTCATAATCTTAACCGATAAAACTCCAAATCTTCTACTTCTAAGCGAACGTCTTAGCCTACCTGACTTAACTAATACAGCTCTACTCTTACCACGTTCCGCACGTTTGCGAGGTTTCCACGTTTCTAAACTTTCATCTGTAAATCCACCATCTCTAAAAGATTTAGTAAAATGATTAACAGCCATAACACCTGCAGCATCAACTATTTTATTTAGTTGAGGTTTAAACGCTTCAATCTGTTTTAGTATCTTCTTATGTTCTGCAAATGATGCCATTAGTTTAATCCAAAGTAAAAAATTTGACAATATCGTAAGCCAATAGAATTTGTATTTAATAGTATGTGAGTAAAGTACCCAACGCTGCAAGTTAATTGCTCATTTACATTTCCTTTGCCTATTAAGTTATTTATCATTATTCTTTTTATCTTGATAGTATTTTTTTCTAGCTTCTGACATCTTCTTTAAAGTTTCTTCAGAATGTTTTTTACCATAATTATGATTTTTATCACCCATTTGACTTAAACTTTTATTTAGTTTAAATTCATCACTCATTTTTCTACCCAGCTGCCAAGCACTCATTTTTAATCTAGTTTCTTCACTTCTTTTAGTTCCAGTTTGTGCTTTTATTTGCTTTAATTTAGCTTCTAAACTTTGTTTTTTACCTAAATTAACATTTCTTAAATGTTGTTTCAATTCATCACTTCTAATAGCTCCATTTGCACCCTCTCCACCATCTGTTAAATTAACTAAACTACCTTTATTCAAATCTTTTCTACCATAAAACTTAATATAGTATTTTTCTTTTTCAGTTGCTTCATCCCAAGTTAAATTACTATGTACTATGTCTATTATATAACCATATTTATTTACTGTATTATTCCAATGTATATTTCTATCTTTTTTAGATTTACTTCTTTTAGTAGAACCTATACCAACATAAAACACCTCATTTTTTAATGGGTTTATATGAAAATATACACACTTGTTTTTCATGGCTTTGGTAAATAGAAATTGTTATCTGCTAAATTCTTATCTTTTTTATCGATAACAAAATACGGATGTTTATCCGAAAAAACAATTTTATCTTTGCCAGCGTTCATTCTAAATTCAGGTGGAATATCTTTTAAAATATCAATACCTTTTAAACTACTTTTAGTTGATTCATCTGATTGTAAAACAGTGCAACGGCAGTTCCAAGAATTTGGAGGGTATGCGTAATCCCAAAACTTATCAGTAACAGGTCTGCTAATATTATCTAACATAGCGTGTTCAGGTCTTACCCTACCATCTCCAACAGTATCATAAGTTAGCATAGGCAGTAATTCAGCATTACTCTCAATATCCATCCACATACTAGCTGAACGGCTTTGACTTATAGCAGCGTTATATTCAGCTTGTAAATAGTTTACGTTGTATTTCTCAAATATTTCACCACCTGTATTTTTATACTCACTAAACAATTTAATCCTATCACCATCATAAATAGCATCTACCATTTCACGAACTTGATGATATTGCTTAACACCACTAAACTTGTAAACATTATTTCTTAAATCGTTTAACATAGCGTAATCAGGGCTATTCCATTCTACTTCTGTTAATGCCTTACCAAAACCATTATAAACACCGTTACTTAAATGTTCAGCTACTTTCTTATAAGTTGCAACGTCTAATGATTGTGGGTTGATTAAGCCTGAATAAACACCTATTATAAATCTTTCAATTTCTTCATCTGTAAAGATTTTTTTAGGAGCTACATTTACTATGTCGCAAAATCCACACATCTATTGATAAAGATTATCTAATCTATTTTTAATATTAGCAACATCTGTAGGGTCATTAACTACAATAACCTCGCTACCATATTTCTCATCTAAATACTCAGGGCTAAAAGTAAACTTACCTGTTTTAATTAACTCAATATCTATTTTAGACTGTTCAATTAATGATAGTTCTTCTTCATTAGAGCATTTGATTTTAGTACCTTCAGGTAATAGGTTTAATCGTTGCATCATTGGTACTAATTGATAGTTTAAAACGCCTTCAATGAAATATTCATCTGAATAACCTACTTTATCTAATATTCTCTCTTGCACCTCAGCACTACCTACAAATGATTTTTCATCCATTGTAGCAGTTTGGTTAAGTATTAGTTTACTTATCTCACTATTACAACGCTGTATCATCATATCGAATACTTGAAAAGCATCGGAGCGATTACTTTCAATTATTTCAATTATATCATTTGTATCAAACACGCCATAAGCAGATGTTCCTAAATCTCTTAGCCATGTTTCCATACTCGCTCTAGTTTCTTCATCTCTTACATCTGTTTTGCCGATACGAATAGGAGAACCAAACACTTCGCCAAATTCAGCCCATGCACCCATAGCGTTTTTCTTCCAAATAACAAGCGGTGCAGCTTTCATCAATAATCCTAAATCTCTTTCTCTGCCTACTCCTATGCACCAATTACGATAAGGATTTTCTAAATAATCAGTACCTACAATAGATGAATAGTTATTTGTTACAATGTGAAACTCAGGTTTAACATACTCTCTAGGCACTAACTCAACAGCTTTAAATTGATTATCAACAATAGAATCAAATTGAATTAATGAATAGCCATAGTAAATTGAATCAAGTGAGTAATCAATGAAATCTCTAAACCACTTAGTTTTAATCATCTTAGTTAGTTCTTCATTTTCTTCATCATTTACATACACCTCAAACTCTTTAGATAGCGTTAATGCTTTACGCTGGTTAATTGCAGCGGTTAAGTGAGCATCAATAACTATATCTTGATAAGTTTTGTAAAGCATATATCTTTGCGGATTTGCTATTGATTCGGCTGAAGTAACAGCAGCTCTCCAAGTAGCTATGCTTTGTCTGCTTCTATATAATTGAGTTGGCGCTGTAATTCTTTTACGAATATCAGCATTTGTCGGTCTATTAACTGATATATCTTCAGTCTTAGCCAGTTTAATATCTAATCCAAATATTTTCATCAATAAGTATTTGTTTGTTTAGGAACAGCAGAACCACCACGAATTGAATAACCTTGTTTTGGTAGTATCTCAGGTAAATCCGCAGTTATATCGCCACTTGCAACACGTTTAAGCCATGCTATTGCACCGCCATTTTGCATTGCATTATTACCATCATATCTTTCTTTTCTTAAGTCAGGTATATTTCTAGGATTAACAGATGCGAATAAATGATTAATTGTTATATCAAGTAAATACATAACGATTAACTGATTTCTATTATCTCCTTTTGTCCATTTAGTATCATCATCTGGATAAGTAGCTGTTAAAGTGTATTCAGTTCCTTTGCTCCAAAACTCTGTATTTGTTGGTGCTATTGCTTTACAATCTCTTAAACAAGTATATTCAAAGTTGAAATAGTAAACCTTGTCACCTGCTACATAACTAGCTTTATTATCATATTCAGATTCAGGCAATGTAACATAAAACAAAGTCTTATCTGCGCAAATGAAAGTCCATTTTGCCGCATTAAATGCTTCAGGTGAATTACCTGCTATTGACTTGTAAATGTTACCACCTTGCAATACATAAGCATCCGCTACATAAGTAGCTGCTGCACTATAAGCAGGTGCGGTCCACTCAACTAACTGCTTGCCTTTGTAAGTTGCCGTAATATCAAATGACTTAGTATCTGTAAAGATTTGAGATACTACATAACGCTGTGTTAAGTAGCTAACCATCTCAGCTTGTGCCGATTGCTCAATGTCTTTAGTGACTTGTGGGTTATCGTTAATGATTTGTGTAAGTACTTGGTCGCTCTTTGTAGCTCTCAAGTAATCCAAATCTCGTAATAATCTTGCCATAAGGCAAAAATATACTAAAAATTTAGTTAATTAGTAGTGTTGTTACTAATTAATTTTTCTAAATCCAAAGGTATTTTATTTTCGGTTAACTTATGGACTTCAGCATCAATTAATAGCTTCTCTTTTACTTGAAGCTCCATGATTTGCATAGTAAATTCAGCTTTTAACTTAGGATAGGCTTTTTTACCCTCTTTGTTGCAAATATAAGTACCCGAGTAGATACAAGTATTAGTATCTTTATCTTCAGCAAAGAAAGTAAAGCATCTGTCTTTGTCAATTTTTTCCCAATGTGTTTTAATTGTCATAGTCTGTTTATTCCTATTGGTTTAATGCCAGTTGTACGTTTATAATTGTTAGGCATACCATTTTGAAACTTATAAAAAGAATCTGATAAGGTATAGCATAAATAATAATCCATGTTGTCGCTAAAATGATGGTGCTTTTCATA